GCTTAAATAATCAAATAATCAAATGCAATAAGAATTAACCGTACGTAACGACTGTGGACTTATCCTCCCACAACGACCGGAAAGCCGGCTCACTATCCACCACAGTAGCAACTGCACGCACCGCCAAACCAACATGCTCGACCTTAACATCATAGCGAGCAGCCACCAACGGTGGCAAAGCTGCCACGTTCAGCTCATCAAGGTAAGCATAGCACGCATCACGTGCCGACACCCAACGCTCGTGCCACTTAGGATCATCAGCGGACACTGACATGGACCAACGGGCCGCGCGCTTGACCGGATCAGGCATAAATCGTACGTAACCGTTCTCATCATCCACTAGCAAGAAGTTAGAAGCGAAATAAGGCTGGTCCGTAATGAATGTCTTAGCACCGAGATTGAACACCTCGGCGAGCACCTTAACGGCATTGCGGTCACCAGATATACCACGCGCGCACACAAGAGAATCATCGCCCATAAAAACCGCCCAAATCACATCTGTCCCGCGATAGGCATACGTAACACTCAACACGTTGAGCATGCCGTTGCCAAAGGCCGTCGTTGCATCTCCAGACTTACGCTGATAGTCAACGTGCAAAGACATGCCCAGAGCAACAGACCGGATATGTGCGACGCGATGACCAGACAACCAATGTTGCAACAACGCCTCATTCATACCCAACTGTTGGAAAACAAACGCCTCCAACAAGTACACAAAGCGACCCTGCGACTTATCATATTTAGAGAAGTCATTCTCTAAATACTTGCACACTCTTCCAAACGGATGAACGTTCTGTATCATGCGCTCAACCTCCTTCATGTCCTTCATAAGCACGAGCTTATAGTTCGGCTTTAGAAGCGACAAAAACCTACGAACCAAGACACGATAGATTGAACTATATAAGGCATTCAACTCAGTCTTATGATACACAATGACCTGTGGGTCAATGCGCTGAAAGATTGGTTTGCGTGTCAGATCAGGTTTCACATCAGCCTTCAACATCATCATATACTCGCTGACGTCCATCTGTTCCAAAGCTTCACCACTTGCTTCCAGAGCCTTGATAACACGTTCAAGCTTCTTAGGATCACTCGTGGCAGCCCAAGCCCGAAGACCATCCTCCGACAACGCCACAGGGTCGGCCTGGTAACGAGCCAACCTCTCAGACGCGTCCTTCACACAAGCAGTGTCAAGGAAGCACTTCCAGATGTCCTGTATTGCTGCATCCTCATCTTGCGGCAAGGAAACCTGCGGTGCACTCAGATTTCGCGCCGCGGTGGCAGACACCAGCTCTTGCAGGGTGTTCTGCCGCTTGGACACATTCAAGGCTTGTATCTTGCTTTCATAGACCTCCCTGGACTTGGGTACGGACGACATGTCCCCAGGCAGGACCATACGAATCGCTGTGACATAACGATCCTGTGGATCCAACGCAATGCTGGCGGTATCCTGCTCAAGAAGTTGAGGGGCCACACCAGGGTTGACATTCCGATAGAACCGATTCAACTCACCAACAGGATCAGATGAAGTCTCAACGTGGCCCTCACGCTCAGGGGCACGA